GCATCAGGAGCCGACACATTGATCGTGTTGGCACCGGCAGCAAGGGTGATTGCGTGCAACTCCGTCTGAGCGGGAGCCGAGACGTTGATGGTGTTGGCACCCGCAGGGATGAGTAAGTGAACAGTTACATCAGGAGCCGAGACGTTGATCGTGTTGGCACCAGCCGAGAGGGTGACATTTGGATCTGGGTGGATGGTGATGGTCTGTGACCGCCACGCTGCGGAAACGTCTACACCGAATGTCCCAGGATTTTCTGCCGACCCTGTATTTAATTGTCGCTCGGCGGCAAGAATAAGACCGCCAAGGTTCGTGCCAGCAGTACCGCACGACTTCTGCCTTGGAGGGTTTGGTGTGTAGTTTGTCGGTGGTGTGTTGCCCCACGTATCGTCGTCTGCTTCTTCTCCCGCCATACCAGCAAAGGCGATGAATAAATAATCCTTCGTACTTGGCGGCGTAGCGGACGCAGGAGGGTCAGGAGTCGCTGATGTACCAGTTCCAGTGGTGCCAATCTGTGGCGCGGTAGTCGCAGGATTTACGGCCCCTGAGATTCGATAGGCAAAGGACGACGTTCTGGTACTACCAGATGTAACCAACGTATAGGAGGCTGGCTCGCTACCATCCATCCAGCGATACGCGATATAGAGCCCGTTACCTAAGTTTTCATCAAGTAATTCTGTCAGTGAGGCGTGAGCATTGACCGTCGCTGCCGTCGAGCCCTTATCTAAAATGATAAGGAGTAATTGGCCAGCCGTGGCTGTTGGCAGGTTAATAGTGTGGTTTGTCCCCGCCGTATTGGTCGAGTTCTCGACTACTTGTTCTACAACGGGAAATGCCATGTGAGTTCATACCTTTTAAGTAAGCGCAGAAATAGCGCGGTAGCTCTCTAGCGTGCTCCTAAAAACGAGAACAATACGTCGAATAAGAGTGCTATTCGACGCATCACTCGTAGTTCGTGTTACGCGCCAGCGAGCTTGAGAACTCCACCGTTGGCAGGAGTGTTCCACTGCACTGTGACGTTGCCACCGTTCGTAGCCGTATCTACAAGGTCGTAGAACGAGATCAACGGATTGGCTGTGTCAGAACCACCAGCATCCCTAAACAAGATCGCTCCACCAATCGTCTCACCAGCCACAAGCGCCGTGAAAACCACATCGTCAGCATCGAGGTATCCAAAATCGTTCGTGTCGTCTCGCGTGAACGTTTTGTTTGCGAGGGTCTGCCGCGCATAACCACTTACCGCCACTTCATGCGACTGCGGATCGTTGGCGCTACCATCATCAACCCAGAGATGGTCTTTGTTGAACGTGTAGCTCGACTTGACGAGCAGCACTTTCAGGGTGGATCCGTCTAGGTCGGTTAATGCTTTACCGATTTCTTCCAAACCCTTGTTATAAACACCGTTAGCCATGTGTGAATCCCTTTCTTAAAAAGAAGGGGCTAGGGCTCTGTAGAACCCCAGCCCCCATCCCGAACCAAACTTTCTGACAAACCAATTACGGCTTCGTGAACTCAATCGTGTTAGCCGGGGGATACTGATCTCCACCCAGGATAACTGCGACACCGTGCGGAGCAGCCGCCACTGCGACTGTGGACACGATACGGATCCAACGCTTGCACCCGTTGCCATCCAGCTTCAACCGCGCAACCTTCACAGAATCATCGGTCGAGTCTGTCAAAGTCGTGAACGCGGCACCTGTCAGGTCAGCGTAAGCATCCAATGACCCGTCGTCATTCGAGTGCTGAACCTTCACAGCCAACGTTCCCGTTGCTGTAAAAGCACCGGCAACCAACACAATCATCGCTTCGCTGTAGCCTTTGGTATCGATACCAGGGCCGTTCACTGTAGCGATTGCGCTACCAGCAACACCACGAGCAGCTTTCAAGTATTCTTCGAGTCTCTTCATTGTCATTCCTCCCTGTCAGTAAAAGTGTCATGAACCCCGGCTTTCACCGGGGATCAGATTTTTCATTCCCTCAGATTACGCTGTCATCTCCATGCTCAAGTTCTGTCCGATCACAAAGCTCTCTTTGTGTCTGACCATGCAGTCCACTTCCTGAACAAACCGGACCCAAGTCTGGTTCGTGGTGAAAGCTGTTGAAGCTTCCTGTGAGGCCATGATCGAAAGACCCTGCCACACACCCACAATCATCTCAGCCCAGTTACCGAACACGATTTCCGTCTCATCAGGAGACGAAGCTGTGTCGATTGCCAGGTTGGTCGTGGTTGCGAACGGATAGCCAATGAACGAAGCCAGGTGGCTATTGGTGATCGGAGAGGCAACGTGCCCACCGAAACCGTCTTCCGCAGCCGCACCGTAGCGAGCTTGCTGCAAGTACCGCTTGACCCGAGGATGGAACGCATAACCGAGTTTGCCACGGAGAGCGTTAGCCTCTTCGACCTTACCTTCCAGGTCATACAGCGCATTCCAGATCTGCACTTTCTTTGTCAGAGAGACGAGGTCCACAGTCGGGATCGAAGGCACGTTGTACAACCCGAGAGGCTGTGCATCCGAACCGGTTCCCTTCAGGACCGCTTTATCGATCAATTCCGCAATCGCGAATGCAACGTCCTGACGGATCATCGCTTCGATGGACGGGTTGCTCATGCGAAGTAACCGGTTGGTCACCTTCACAATGGCTCCGCACATATGCGGCTGAAGCTGTTGCTGCTTGAGTGACAAATCGGAAGCCGTGAGGCCGCTCGCATTGTCTTCACCCAACCAGATCGGGGTTGCCCCGCCAGCCTGACCAGGAACTTCTACCGGAGATCCAACCAACCCATCGATGTAAGTACATCCGAGTTGTTTGGAGATCAGGTTCGCACGAAGCAACTCGATGAAATCACCGAGCGCCTGAACCGGCACAACGTACCCACCAGCCGAGTCAACTTCGGTGGACATCGTCTTGACGATGCCATCTTTGTTGCCCTTGGAGGTCATTTGGAACACTTCTTTCTCGAAACCAGCTTCGGACCAGTTACGAGTAACGATTGCATTGACCGCACGCATGAGTGAGAACTTATCCTTCTCAAACTCCAAACCAGGAATCGAAGTCAGCTTGCTCGTCGAAGGAGCCGCTTTCTTGATGCCGTCCAACTCAGCTTTCATCGCAACAGCCTCTTCCTGAAGCTTCTTGATTTCGCCGCGAAGCTCAGCAACAGACTCACCAGCGGCAACAGCCTTCTCAAGCTTGCCGTTCAACTCTTCTAACTTCTTCATCAGTTCTTCCATCGTCGTTCTCCTCCTCATGTGCCGGTCATGGACCGGACGATTGATTACGAAATTCTACTTACCCCGAAGGTAAATTTTTTTATTTAACCTTCTTCGTCATCGCTTCCAACATCGAGAACACTTGCTTTGCAATATCACCAGCGGGACCAGGGATCTGATTTGCCGCTGCCGCGATCTCCGAAACGTTGGGCGCTGACTTCGTCTGCATCTGAGTTTGCAATGTGGTGAACATTCCCTGAATGCTCTCCATCGATTTCGCAGCCGTCTCCGAAGCCGCAGACTGTGCCTTGAGCAACGTCTCTAGTGCTTCGATTCGCTTGGTTAGTGCTGCGATTTCTTCTTTCATCGCGTCCTCATCTTCCTCGGGTGAACTACCTACAGTATTTACTTGTACTTGATTTTCCGTAGGCATGTCAAGCGTTGCTTCAAAACTTTTCGACATATACTCTTCGAACTCGGCTTCTGTCACCGCTCCGCTCTTCACGGCAGTAATCAGCGCCTTGCTATCCGCAGGAATGGCCACCACCGAAACTTCCAGCAATTCCAACTTGTTATACTTCCGACCGATAATGCGTTCATCGTCGTCTCGGATCCAATCTGCCTCGATAACCCGGGCTCCGATAGACACCCCCTTCAGGAAACCCCCCTTCACGAGCCGGTACACCGTATCCGCGAAGGCATATGTTTCTGCGTCCGCAAATTCGAACGTCATTTCGAGCTTGCCATTCACCACGTCCATCCCAACCGCTTTCGCAATCGGCAAACCATAGTGATCGTGGCCGTACAGCACGACAGGATTTTTCTTGTAGTTCCCAAGCTCGATGCCGTCTACTTTTACAATGTCTCCTTGACGGTCACCTTTTCCTGATGCCGCAGTCACACGAATCTGACGCTTCTCAGC